AGTATTAGGTGATGAGGTAATCCAAGGCTTAATTTGGATTGCCATAATTGGTGTTGCCGTTGTATTTGTCAGACTAACAACTTGGGATGCTGCACTGTAAATTTCTACGGGTGTCGGATCACCAGCGTCAATACTAAAGCTAGTTCCGTATGTATTAAGGAAAGCCGCCGTGTTTGGTAATCCCGTAGCATCAGCACGACGATAAATCCTAAAAGTTAAAGGCTTATCAGGATTCTTTAAAGAAGGAAATTGTAGGCTGTCTCCAATTGGAAAAGAGTGCATCCTTACCCACCTTGGCTGTCCGGGTTTTGGGGTTTTATTCAGCGGCACAAAAGCCCAAAAATCAGCACCAGACGCACCGTACCAACCGTATCTAATTCTAAACATTGTCAGATTCATTGCTGACAATGCGTTATTGTGCAAGCTTAGTTTATGTCCGGTTGAAGTAGTGTTTCCGTTAACGTCAACTGCTCCGTTTAAACCACCATCTAATCTATTCCCGTTTAAAGGAAAAGCTCCATATCCATCGCCGGAAGAGTTACTAATTTCTACTATTTGCTCAGAGGCATTAATGTCCATCAAGTCATTGTGTCCGGCAAGATAAGGAATTGATTGTCTTGGTGTTAAGACATTAATTCCGTTCGTTGTTTCGCCAGAAGACGTTCTCCTGAAAGCAAACATCTTATCTTTGCCGTTTTCATGAACTATCCTGAATCCATAGCCATCGAAGTTATCGTAAGCACCAAACTCGATAACTACGTTTGCGTTAACACTACCGCGCGAACATTGCACACCAAATGAAGTGTCCATGTTCCTTCCAGGTTGGTAAGGAAAGTTTATCTTAGTTTGCAAACTTGAATAACTTAGTAAAGAGCTTCCATTTATTGATAATTTAGCTGCACTCTTAGCACTGTCAAACTGGACTCTACCATTAGTATTGGTATCTACTTTAGTCGCCCAAATCTTATCATCAATTTCGTAACGTCGGACATTGGCAAATAATAATTGTGGTGTCCCAAATCTAGGATTGCCCAACAAATCTTGCTTGACCTCTGACGAACCCTCAAAAGCGTCAAACACGGCTATCGGTGGGTGATCCGTTGCTTGAACCACAGAAATAGAACTAGCTGAGGGCTGTTGTCCAGGTTGTAAGGGTACACTTCTTCCTACGGTTACATCTGCCATATTTTTAAACTCCGTCGATCCAATGATCTGTTAATTTTACATTACCTTGAATAAGCCGGACTGTGTAGCCGTCCGATTGGCGACAAATCACGTCGAAGCCGCCTTTGCCTGACTCTAAAAACTGTGTATCGGCGGGGTCTATAGCAAGAATAAAGCTATTGAAAGTATGAGTGCCGAACCATGCGATCGCATTAGCTGGAATTGCCACATCCAAAGCACTTACGGCTAACGTCGTTGCACCCACTAAAGCGGAACTTGATAGGGTAGCACTACCTATATATGTCCAGCCATCTTCTGTGCGAGTGGCAAAATTTAACCTTGTCCCGGACGGCATAGAAACCGACAAGCCAGTAACGCTGATAGAAGTTGCACTAATAGCAGCACTGGCAGAAGTTATTACGGTTTTCGCTCCAACTGTTGCAGAAGAACCGCTATTGATAGTTGCTGCTAATGCTGAGACATAAGCAATGGTATCTCCTGCAATCAAAGATACTGCAAGCACTGCTAGATAGGCTACACCACCATCGTTGAAAACCAAGGTTGTGCCAGCGGGAATTGTACGTCCAACGTTAGCTACGTTCATGGTTGTTGCCCCAATACTAGCCGTCGCCGTAAGAAAGACGTTGATTATGGGAAGATAAGGAATTGCGGTAAAGGATGCTAGGGAGAGCGATCGCACTAATAGCCTAGCTTCGTTAACCGTCGTCCGAGAAGCTGTGCCAGAAACAATGATTTGGGAGTCGGTGACAGCCAAAACTTTTAAGCCAGTGATTCCTGACCCTTCCAGGGTAATCAAGTCACCAACTCGGACGGGCAAAGATTTGAGTAATTGTGCTTTGTCGTCGGTGCCTGGATATCTTCTAATTTGGATGGTATTGCTACCAGAAACAACAATCCCTGTGAAGAGGCTAATCAAGTCGTAACCGGGGACTGTTCGGCGAATCTCTGCAAAAATTAGGCAGTTGCGTAAATCAAAGTCGGTGACGGCTACGGAGAATTGGGCTGATTCCCCTCTCTTCAGAACCAGATCAAGTGTGGCAGTGTCAAATTGTGGCGCGAATGTGGTAGTCATGAAAACCTCTCTAAGATGCCAAGTGAGGTATTTATTCTTTCTGGCTCTTCTGGGCTTAGACCTGGTTCAACGTGGTTAGAAGTATTGAAATGATGCAGGGTGGTAACAGCTACTGTATCAGATTCAGGATGATAAAATTTTGCAGCTTCTTGGAGAGTGCCGATAAAAACTGCACCTTCAGGAATCATCCTTGGTTTTCTTTTCCCATTAGGCAATTTTTCTGTGAATGCGATCCCCCCATTGTCGAGCTTCTGTACCTCTGTGATTTCTCCTCGATATCTGGCAGTAACAGGAAGATCAGTTTTAATGCTACAAGTGTAAAAATTCATTGGTGTTGGCGTAAATAAAGGTTTGTACGGTCTGAGTTGGTAATTCACCAATTTGGAAAGTTATCTCCAGTGTAGTCTGCACATCTGAGGGGCGGTTAATAGTTAGCGGCATAAAAAATTAATTAATCTTTCCAGTAGTTTTCCCAGAAGTGAAAACTTAGTTGATTAAGCTGCCAAATAAGGATCTGCCTCCCAAAAACACAGTAGCTACATAAGGCTCTGGAGAGGTTACTATTGAGCTTGTTAATTTAAATGTTGTTGTAATTTGATATTGATTTACGCCCAATTGAATTTTTTGCCACTCATTGCAGTCGAATTCTTGATAATCAATTACACCATTGTTAGGACTCCATAAAAAAGAAGTGCTGGACAATTGGCGTAATTGATTTAATAATTGATCAACCTGCGTTCCAACCAATACGGGTGATGTGATGCTCCATTCTTCACTTATCTGATTAAAAGCATTAAAAACAATTTGTTGATATCCGTCGCCTAGCTTATTTGTTAATAGCGGCAGTGATGCTTTTTTGGTTGCATTCCATAACGGGGTTAGGATTAAAACGGATTTAGCAATACCATCTTCTACGGCATTTTCACAGGCTGCTAAATCTGTGTAAAGCCCTGGCGTACCGTACACAGAGCTAAGTGTGCAACTAAAATTAATGTAATCATAGTCCGTCATTAGCGAACCTCGGAAATCAAGAAAGTTGTTCCGGTGGCGTTGTAAGCGATCGCCCCAAGAGTGTCGTTTCCGGCAGTTGCAAAGTTAAGAGTTTCCCCTACTGGCAGATTGACTGTCAAAACCGTTCCCACTGCACCACCAACGTTTTTAATAATCACAGATTTAGCCCCTGCTGTTACCGTGCCTGTGGTAGTTGTGCTAAGAAAGCCTGGAGTTCGTTGATTTCCCGATAACTGTCTCCAAATCGCTGACAACCAACCGATTGCTCCTATCCCCCCAACCGGCATTGTTGCCCCAGTAATCGGACTTTCTTCTGAGTAATTCAGCGCAAAATGAGCAACATCGGGGTTGTCCGTTGTCCCTGCGGACGAGTTTGTGAGCGATCGCTGATAGGGGCTTCCGTCTCCCCCAACGTAAATGCGTGGTGTGGGCATAATTTAAAATTCCATTGCAAAAACAGAAGCATATCGAGAAGTGAAAACGCCTACCCAGTTGTATTTCGACAAGATAATCGGGTCAGAAACAGCCCAACGCGAGGATCTGCCATTAACATCAACTGCGGCGACTCTGACGTAATATTTCCCTGCTGATATGTTTGCAAACTGCGTTGAGGCAGTTGTTTCAAATTTGCTATTTCCCCACAGTCCATGATCACCAAGGCGTAATTCGATTGTGTAGCCTACGATATAGGGATCTCGTTCACTCCCCAGTAATGGAAAATCCCAGACTGCGTTGAGATCAAACAGGTCAATCGTACGGTAACTGAGTGTGATATTTCTAGGGACTGATACAACGACGGGAGGATTACGCCGCGCTGGTAACGGCTCAAGACTCCAGCCATTTTCAATTTGAGAGTATTTAGCGGGGTTGTATTCAATAGCTGTGATTTCGTGCATCATTTCCGTGCTGCCAGAACTCGGAACACGATTTAAAACCCGGAATAATTGCGGCTGCACTGTAGATGATGCAAGAATCCAGTTTGATTCGGGTGGTGGTGCTGATGATAGCGCTAAGTCAAGGGTGAGGATTGTCGCTGTTTCAGGGGAATTGGTAACAACTCTTTCCTGTACCGTGCCATCAGCAAGCATTACCGTGAGGGTGTAGGTTTCATCTTCTAGCAGTTCTACAGGATTATCAAGGGTGATTGCGGTAGTGGTAGACGCTGCGATTAGTCCCCCGTACCGAATATCAGCCCTTTTTGAGTCCATCACCCTGATAATATCGCCGGGTTTTGTGTATGTTCCGTAGGCTCGACACCTGAAAGTTACGGTTTCCTGTTCCAATCTGTCAGTCAGCAAGGTGGCATATCCAGCCCGTCGCGCCTGCCCCCTTGAAGTGCAAGCAAAAGCAGATAGTTCTATTTCTCTCACCCCGTATTTAGCAATACCAGCAGGATCATCAATTGCTTCCACAGATCGGCGGTAAAAATCGTCTGGATTTGCCCAAGTTACCAACGCTATGGTGTGTCTGGTTTTCAGCCCTGTACGGGTATACGAAAACATCCCCTCTTCGATATCTGACTGGGTAAATTGTGCCACCGGTGATCCGGGTTTATCTGTCACAAATCCGATTGCTCCAGACATCCAGTAGGAAAATCCACGAAATATTGATAGAAACTGCTGAATAACGCTATACGCCTCATTCTTGCCTTCTAGCAGTATGTGACATTGGAATCTGTGTTCTGTACCACCATAGCCGTCGGGGACGTACTCATTGCAGTATTGGCTAATTTCGTATAATGCCCATTTATCAATTTGAGTTGCATCAATATACCGCCCAAGTCCATAGCGGGTATTTGTGATCAGGTCATATAAAATCCATGCCGGATCTGCCACTGCTACCGAAGGCGTGATAAAAGTTCCATTCCAAGTTCCACTAAAGGTCAAACCCCTAGCTGCGGTAGGTGTGGCATTACTGGGTATCTGAATTTTCCGCCCTGCTAGTTTTAGGGATATTTGCGGTAGAGACTGAAACTGTGCAGCATTGACAGTAAACCCAAATAACGCGCTGTTGGGATATGCGAGCCTGGTTTCTGTTACTTGCGTGTAAGATTGCCATTTTAATATACGCTGATATCTGGTTTCATCCGTGTCCTGTGGCGTGGTTCGTTCTACCCTGACGCTAAAATCGGAAACCGTACCACCGATGTTATTGACTGCAAAAGCATATTCAAATTCTGTTATGGTTGCAAACCTTCCGCTTTCATTCACTTCATAAATGAGATCGAACGCCCCCGCACCTTGTTTTACATAAATCTTAAACCCTACATTTAATCCCAGCACACCCCCGTCCGGTGAGTATTCCTGTAAAACCACGCCCAAACGGACACGAATAATATCTAGATTGGCATTGGTGATAGTGCGGGTAATCGGGAGATTGTATTTTACCTCAGCGTTTACGCTAGTTTCGCTTGCAACCTCATCCCCAAACCCGGGCATTCTGCCTTGTCCTTGAGTTCCCAGTCTGTAGTCCCACGTAAAACCGCTGAAGTTCAGGGAATTATCAGAATTTTGAATAGGGGTTTCATCAAGGTAGACAGATTTTAGCCCGTCCAATAGCCCCTCAATTTCCCCTTCTGACACAATCCCCAAAACTGAGGCGGTCGAAACGGAAGTTCCTGATATAGTGGTATCTACTGGCGGTTTTGCGGGGTTGCCACCGCCACCACTACCGCCAAATCCTTTAAATTGTTTTTTCGGCATAACTCAGATATTGGTATCTGAGGTTATTTTTGCCATGACGGGAAACGTTTCCCGTCAATCCTGCTTATTGTTATTCTCAACAATGTCTATTAAAGTATCCACAATATATTTTCCTGTGCTGGGGTCATCAGCCGCAGCAAAAAATAATAAATCCGTATTAAATAATCTTCCATAATAATCAAGTTGTTGTCTTGCTGTTTTCTTGTCGCGCTTGTGCTTTTTACATTCAATAACAGCATTAACGCAAGGTATATACAAGTCAACTTTCCCGCGTAAATAGCCAGATTCCCTCGACACTTCGGAAAGTATTTGCACCTTCAATTCTTCTGATAGCTTGCGTTGCAGATAGTTTTGATATTTTCTTTCAGTTCCAAAACTTTGCTCAAAACCAAAATTTCTGTCAAGCCAATCTTCTATGAGATCCGCCTCAATCATTCTTTTGTGAACAGCATCAAAGTCAATGTATGACACGATCAAAATGCCACCCCCATTTCAGTCAAATTCTGTTGATATTCTCGTTCTTGTTGCTCAAATTCCCTCTTGATCAACCTTCTCCAACCCCTGC